CCATCAGCCTTTGCGTACAAGCCAATGCGAACAGGTGAAGATTTCACCCAATTCGCAAAGTCTTGGTCTTGAACAATCTGAGTGAAATCAGGGTGTTCTTGCGCCAGCTTTTGCTGAATCTGCATCTTTTTGAACTCTTGGCTTGCTTGACGAGCCGCAAGTACATCAGGATGATTGTCAACAGTCTTACGAACAGCCGCCTGTGGATTCTCGAAAAAATCTACTTCGGGTTCTTCCTCTTTAATAGGTTGAGCTTTGCCAGCAAGGTTTTGCTTAATGAGTTCATCTGCGAGTTTTCTAACTTCACCAACCTCTTGAGCTTGCTTGCCAATGAGCTTTTCAGCCTCTTGGTGCATCTTGATAATGTCAGATAACTGTTTTCCCTTGTATTTCTCAGGGACATCATCTGACGCTTGCTCAATGATTGAGTCAAGTTTCTGACTCTCAACAATGTCTAACTCACTCTGCGACTCGTCTGGGTTATCAATCAACATATTTTTTCCTTTTTCCTGCCACTTTTGGGTTCTAGGAGATCACAACGGCATAAATGCTTATGTTGTGGCTTTGCGCTCATGCGCCAATTTGTCTCGGTGTTTCTTGTCAAATTTCATCCATGAAGATGGAAAATGACCAGACCAACCTTCCAAGTTGACGCTTGGTGCGCTGATTGTGCGATTGGCTGAACCACCGCACTCACACTGAGTTTCCTGTGTCTCATAATCACAGTACCTCTCAATTCTGTGTCCACTTACGCAGACAAATTCATACATTCTTTTCATTCAATTCCTCGTAGGCTCGTTCGCTGACCTCTTTAAGGGTTTTCAGCCAAGTCAAGATGGAAAGTTCACCTTTTCTGAACATCAAGGTCTTTTCATCAGGAATTACGCTTATATTATTGAGTGACTCTATCATATTGTCAATATCAATAATTAAATCCTTCCACCCCTGATTTCCCATCATTTCAAACCTACTTTCGTAGTACTTTTGTAGGTCAGGATTCATGGCATTTCTTCATTATTTTGATCAAGCGAGATTTGTTCCTTTGCTTCTTTTTGGATTGCTTCAATCAGTTGAAAAACTTCTGCATAAGGTCTTGTGCCAAAATATTGCAAAACAGCATTGACTAAATTTGTAGAAAGTTTTATTTGATCCATTACCAAGGCACTCCTGTTTCTGTGATAGGGCTTTTCTGTGCGGCAATCTGAGCAGTCAGATTTGCTTCTATCTCGTCTTTATCCACACCATCAGCCCACACCCAACCAAGCACAGTGTCTTGTGTCAAGTTGTCATAGGGGATGGTTGGTGTGCCTTCTGCCCATCCGCAAGTGCCGTACACAGACGCAGAGTAGTCACCATCAACTGCGGTTGCCCTCCAGTGTGCGGTAGTGACAAATCCATCTGCTGTCAGACGGTCAAGTTGGTCAATAGTCCAAGTGGTGGTCATAAGTTTCTCCTTTAGTTAGATTCAAGTGCGGTGATTCGTGCTGTCAGGGCTGTGATGAGGGCTTGTTGTTCTTGGATGGCTTTGACAAGTGCGGGAACAAGTGTGGATGTGTCCACGCCCCAAGTTTTTGTCATGTCATCACCTGTTGTTCCTTCACTCACGGCATCAGGAGCAACAGTATTTAACTCTTGGGCAATTACACCAAAATCAACATGACTATCTGTTTCCTTCCAGTCAAACGAACGTATTTTGATGGAGTTGATTAAAGGAATTGCAGAGCCAGCATCAACAATGTTTTTCTTTAGTCTTTCATCAGATGAAGTGTTGTACCGAACTGCTGTCCCCGCCCTGTTGTAATCAATGTATCCCCTTGTTGTGGGTGTACCTTCAGTCAAAAAGGTGATGAACAAATTGTTTCCAGAAGTGGCGGTGCTGTAACAAGCCAATGGATATGCTGTTGCACTGTCTGTTTTAAAAGATGCAACTAACGAACTTGCGTTGTATGCACACAAAGGGCCATCAAAATATGAGCCAGTTGTAGTTGTGTTGATTAACAATCTACCGCTGGAGTCGATACGCATCTTTTCTGATGAGCCGTTGGTTCTGAAAATCAAACCGCCGCCAGTAAGCCTTGCATCTAAGTACGCATTTGTTCCGTCAATTGTAAGTTGTCCTTCAGGTGCACCGGCTGTTCCAAATGCTGATGTACCCGCTACAAAAAATTTAGCAGCTGCTGGATTTCCTGTTGCTCCAACCAGCACATTACCGCTGGAGTCGATACGCATACGCTCGGAATTATTTGTTGCAAATGCTAATGCCGCATTTGCCTGTTGTAGGAGGTAAGCGACTCCTGATGTATCAACTTGTAGCAATGTACCAGCACTTGCTGTGCTGTTATAAACACGAATTGTTGACCCGTTTGTTGCTGAACGAACTAAATCAAGCCCGTACGTTCCTCCAGTAGTACCAATCCCCACGTTACCAGAGGAGTCGATACGCATACGCTCTGTGTTGGCGGTAATCATTGTCATTGAGCCACCAGTATTTGTTAGATACATATTGTTATCTGAAGTCGAATACAATCTCAGATATGCGTTGGCATTGCCTGAAACAATAGTGATGGTTGGATTTGAAGCTGCATAAGTAGTAAAGATTCCGTAGCTGGATGGACTACTCGTACCAATCCCCACATTACCGCTGGTATCTATCCGCATCCTCTCACTACCTCCTGTTAAGAAGGTCATGGGAAGGTAAGTGCCTGTACCCGTAATGCCAGAAGTAAGTTGCGCTTGCGAAAGGCCATTGGCAACAATTCCAATCCAAGCAGAGTTATCTGGGTCATTACCGTTGTATGCCCTCCACTGAGAAATAGTGCTAGAGCCATTTGAAATAGCGGCAACTACAGTAGCTCCGTTAGTGGTGCTTGTTTGAAATGCAACTTTGTTTGCTTGCGTCGCATTACTGAAGTCGCCAGTGATGCGGTTGCCTGTGCCGGTGAAGGTCAGGTTGCCTGAATCTGTAAGGCTTGGAACTGTTAAATTACCCGTCATTGTGTCGCCAGCCTTGGCTACAGCAAACGGAATGTCAGCGGCTACGATTGCTCTGAATGTAGGAACTCCAGCAGACCCATTAGGTGCGGCTAATACATAGTTTGCAGTTTTAGAACCATAAGGATTCTGAGTGTCACCATATCCGCTCGCCAAACTGATTGTTGGAGTTGTTCCACCAGTAGACGCAACAGGTGAAGTGACTCCAACTGAAGTCACGCCTGTGTTATTAATCGTGATAGAACCCGCACCATTGCTGACAGAAATACCTGTTCCAGCAGTTAGATTGGCTTTTTCCCATAAACCAGTAGTGTTGTTGCGGATAAGGGTTTGACCATTGCTAGGAGACTGAGCCGAAACATCGTGCAACTCATCTAACTCATAGCCGTTTTGAATCCTGACCTCAATTGAGCCTTGATTCACATGGCTACGAGTTACAACACCAATATAAACCAAGTGGTTGGGTGCGTATTGCTTGGTAGATGTGTATGTGCCAGCAGTTGTTGAACTCAAGTACAACTGTGTGCCATTTGCAAATGCAGATGTATCTAATCCAGAAATATCACCAGCCAAAATAGCAGTGCCATTGTTGTTATTTGAAATGTCAGCCAAGACTAAAGCAAATGTTTGGGCAGAAGTAGAGTCACTTGTTGCTATTGCCTTAGAGACTGTAGCTTTATTGCCTGATGCACCACTAATATAGACAACAGTTCCTTTTGTCAGTGTTGCACCTGTTTCATTGCGAATCGTAGAAACAAGTCTTGGTGAGGAGTAAACAGCAAGATCAGCAGTTGAGCCTGTTGTTGTGACTGTGACACTTGCATCAGCAGAAGTTACAAACTGTAAAGTCTCTGATTGGTCAATCTTCTGCCAAACAGTTCCATTGAATAGCAACCAATCACCAACTTGCCAATCAGTGATGCCGTTTAGATTGGTAGAACCAGCAGTTGCGACAATGTAGTAGTAGCCATTTGTTCCTGTACTGCTTGCCAATGTGGGAGTATTGGTAGAAGCATTCCAAGTACCTTGATAGCTCAATGCACCAGCAACAGAAGACCAAGACAGGGCTGAACCATTGGTAGTTAAGAATTTTCCTGAGTTTCCTGTTTGGCTAGGAATCAGGTTATTGATTTGGGTTTGTAGGGAGGCTAGAGTATCAAGAACAGACTGAGAAGTACCGCCACCATTAGTAATGACTTTGATGCGTTCTGCAAGGTCAGGAGCAACAACCTCACCAACATTGAGTTCAACACCGCTAGAGAGTACGATGATAAGGCTACCATCAAAATCAATGCGAGCAGAGGTAACAGAAATACCATCAACACCATCCACTCCATCACGCCCATCTCTACCAGCGTCACCCTTATCACCCTTTGCGCCATCTCGACCTGCTTTTCCATCTTTGCCATCCCTTCCATCCTTGCCGTCTTTACCATCACGACCATCTTTGATAGAAGCAACACGCTTTTCAATGGCATTGCCAACATCGTCATAACGAGAGCGAATATCAGCCTCAATCTTCTTGAGTGCTTGGACAACTATGTCAACATTCTCGCCAATCTTGCGTTTTTGCACCTCTTTGGCTTCAGCAACAGTAGATTTAATGCCTTCAAGAACAGCCATCTGCTGTTCAGGGGTCATGTTCTTAAGGATTAGCTCCTTGGCGAGTTTTTCGACATCCATTATTCAGTACCAGTTTGAGCAGAACTTAACTGCTTGGTTAATTGATTGAGGAAATCTTCTTCCATACCTGAAATCTTGTTGTTTTTCTCAGCCATTTGCAGTTCAACAATCTTAGATTTGTTCTTGATGTCAGCCTCTTTCAACATCAACTCAGCAATCTTAACCCTCTTGTCAAACTCTTTGGAAGCTAAATCATCCTGATTTGGTAGATTTTTTGTCAATGCAGAAGCCGTTTTTGCCTGTACTTCTTGAGGCATTAACTGTGCTTCTGTGAGTAATTTCTGTGCTTCAGCCCTGTTTTGTTCAGCCTGAGTCGTAGAAACTGCAATCTGAGCCTGTGCCGCTTGCAGTGCCAATTGCTGTTGAGCTTGTTGCAACTGTTGTTGCTCAGGATTGGGTTGCATCATCTCATCCAACTTAGCGATCAACTCCATGCGGTTAGACAAACTGCTGTTTCCGATGATTCCTTTGAGAATAATGGGCAAAACAGGGGTTTCAGCACCCAAAGTCTGTAACAAACCAATGAATTGCTGTTGTTCATACTCACGAGCAATGATGCCCAAGGTAGCAGTCGGGATGAAGTTCATGTCTACAGAGGGATAACGCTCTGGGTCAAACTGCATGAATCTGAAAGCCGCTTTCTTGATGAATGGAATCAAGAAATCTTCTTGGAAATTCACCAAAGTGCGCTTGTATTTCTTGATAATGGAGGCAACAGCCATAGACATACCGCCACCACCACCATCACGAGCCGCTTGAGTCACCATGCCCTGAGAATCCAGAGTTCCAGTGGCTTGCAACAGCATTCTTTCAAAGGCTTGGGCAGTAGCAAGGTTATTGGGGTCAGTCTGACCAAACTTGAATGGGAACAAAATCTCGCTTGGCGCACCATTTGTCAGGATTGCCTTGCCCGGTTTCACCTCAAACTTAGCACCACGAGGCAAACGAGTCGCATCCATCGCAATCATGGGGCTTGTGGTCAACGCCAGTGAGTCCAAGTGGCTACGAGTCTGTGCATCAATGGCTTTTTGCATATTGAATGCCTTCTCCACTGTGCCTCGACCCAACAATCGGTTAGGAACTGTGTCATCCTGATAGCTGAGAACAGGACGATCTTTCATCATGTAAGGGTTTTCCTCAGCCTTGAGCAACAAACCATCATTGGCAATCACAACAATGGCTTCAACCATGTCTGTGTAGTCTTCAGCGGCTGAGTTTTCAGGAAATAACTCTACGATTTCCTTGTTTTCCTTCATGTTATTGAGGTACTCACGAGGCACAAGACCATAGTAGGTCAGCAAAAGCACCTTTTCATCCTGATACTGAGAGACTTCTTGGGTCGGCTCAAGGTCAGTGTCTTCATAAGTAGGGGTGATGTCTACTTTGCGGTAGATGCCCTTCTCAATACCAGCCACAATTTTGTGGATTGAGACATATTTCTCGATAGCCACGCCCATGCAGTCATCAATGGATGTGCCATTGGGGTCAAAGAGGAAGTTCTTTGGGTTGACAGGCATGATCTTGACAGCAATCCTGTCTCTTTCAATCACACCAATTGCCGCTTGACCGGGCTGACCGGGGATGGGCTGAGTGGCAGGAACAAATTCTTTCTCAGTTTTGACAATAATCTCGCCAATACCTGTGCCGTAGATTTCAGCCATCAACTCAATTTGGTCAATGGATTTGCGAATTTTGTCTTTCTTGAAGTCTTCCATCAGTTGAGCTTTAATCATCTCAACATCAATGGGGTTGCCGTTCACATCTTGGATATTGTCTTCAATGTCAAAGAACTCGCCTTGACCAAAGATTGCTTCCATGATCTCGGCATGACGAGTCTCAACTGCTTGCTGAGTGGCAGGGGTTACGATACGGCTACGTTCAGACTCACGGGTTTTGTCTTCAGAAGCCCATTGACCTCGGAAGATACGCTCATACTCTAGCCAATCAGGGAGGAAGTTGACATCTCGGTAGTCACGCCAGCGTTGGCAATGGTCAACAACAAAATCTGTCAGTTCTTTATCAGCCTCCGTAGGCTCATAAAACTCGTTTTGCTCTAACTTGATTTGTTTTTCTGTTGCCATAGTGTTACCTTATTGATGAACCAATTGTATTTCCCATTGGGTCAGAATAAAAAATTTTGTTAACTAGCCTGTTAAAAATCCCATTTTCATCTGTGGGTGTTTTTTGTCTACGAGCTAAATCTCGCATAATTGCCGCTTCTTGTGCCATTGTTGCATCAATATGCGAAGAAGATGGCTGAACAGGATATGGAGCATTTGTAGCAAAATTTCCAACTCCAAATGATCTTAGCTCGTTTGGACTTTTTCTATATTCATTCATGCCAGACAAAGGCATTTTTGTTTCTTCTCTAAATTTTGTATAAGCATCAAAAAACTGTTGCTCGTCATTTGATCTTAAATTTTTAGGAATCAATTGAATAGACATGGCTTTATTTGCAAGTACACCATCTAAAGCATGATTCAATTCATGTGGATAAATAGCTTCTGTTGCGCCTTTTCCTAAATTAATTCTAAGCAAATTTTTCCATGCATCAAAAGAACCATATGCATCATTGGGCAATTCTTGAAATTCTGCTTGTGTTTTAGGATATGCGTTATTTTGTAAAAGTAAGGTTACAAGTTCATTTAGCGTGGTATTTGGCGTATTAATTTCCTTGGCATACTTTTCTTCAAGAGTGCCTTTTGGAATTTTATATTGCTCAAATAATCCAGTTGCCATTTAAATCCCCGAAATTATGTCTAATGGTTGCCAATCATCTTCTTGGTCATCCTCAAAGTATGAAGTAACAGCCAGTTGGTCAATGTAAGATAAGGCATCGGGTAAGTCATCATGCACACCTTGGGCAGGGAACATCAAGAGTTGATCTTTGAATTCATCCCAATCTTCCTCGGAGTTCAGCACGATTCTCCCATGCTCAAATCTTCCTTGAAGTGACCAAATAATACGATCGGCTTTTTTGCGATTGCCGTGGGTCAAGTCAACTATGTGTGAATATACATTATTTTTCCGCATTAAGTCACTCAAATACGGCAAAACTGCGTTTTTTAACGCCCCCCTCTCGATTCCGACACTCATTGGGCGGTATTCCCTGATTTTCAGCAGGATGGTGGCGGCTGTCTCCCTGATGTCCCACCGCCCAAAGGCAATCTCCTTGACAAACCATTTCCCATCATCTGTCACCTTGACCACGGCAATGGCAGTCTGGTCTAGACGCTTCTTGGAGTTAGCCGCCTGTTTAGCCACTTCCTCGAAACCAGCCAAGTCACAGGCTATGAAGTAGCTTCCATACTCAGGCTCAGTCCCATATTTGAGCCATTCTTCCTTGAAGACATCTGAGCCAGCATTGTCAAAGGATGCCATATACTCTTGCTTAAAGGCAAAGGTGCTAAGGGTCTTC